CGTGCACAGTTTGAACAGCAGAACCTAAGCAACAGACAGCAAGCTGCTATGTTCGCTGCAGAGCAACGCTCTAAGTTCTTGGGTATGGAGTTTGACCAAGAGTTCCAGACTCGTGTTCAGAATGCAGCTAAGATCAGCGATATCGCTAACATGAACTTTACTGCTGAGCAACAGATTGCACTAGAGAATGCTCGCCTTGCTCAGACTGTAGACATTACAAACTTGAATGCTCGTAATGCTAAGATCATGGCCGATGCTGCAGCTATGAGTCAGGTAGACATTACTAACCTGAATAACAGACAGCAAGCAGCTATTCAGCAGGCTACAGCTTTCTTGCAGATGGACATGGCTAACTTGTCTAACGAACAGCAAACAGCTATGTTTAAATCCCAGGCTATAGTTAATTCTCTTTTGTCTGACACAGCAGCAGAAAATGCAGCTAAGCAGTTTAATGCTACTAGCGAGAATCAGGTTAATCAGTTCTATGATAGCTTGACTGCACAAGTACAGCAGTTCAACGTAGATCAATCCAATGCTATGGAACGCTTTAACGCAGGTGAGGCTAACGCTCTTGCTGAGTTTAATGCTGCACAGCAAGCTAGACGTGAAGAGTTTAATGCACAGAATGCTTTGATTGTAGAGCAGGCTAACGCTAAATGGGCACAGGATATTGCTCTTACTGAGACTGCTGCAATCAATGAAGCTAACCGTGATGCTGCTCGTGCTGAGAATGACATGACTATGGCTGCATATGAATCGCAGATCCAGCTTGAGCGAGACAAGATGAGCTACGCTTTCCAGACTGCTAATAATAACGCTGACCGTGCTACTACTGTAGCTGTAGAGACTATGCGCACAGAAGCTTCTGCTAATGCTGCTGCGGCTCAGAAGTCTTCTAGCTTTGCTTCTGCTGCAGGCTCAGTGATTTCTGCTATTATCATGGGTTAATGAGGTAAAACTAAATGTCTGAATACAACTACAGAAAAGCCCTAAAGCTAGAAGACCCTGCAGAAGTCACCAGTAAGTTCAGATCAGAGACTGGTATTTTATCTAGACCTGCACAGCGTGGTGCTGAAACATCTGAGTCTAACCTGCCAGGCTTCTTTGATATGCTTAAAGGTTTTCTTGGTGATGATGCTAAGAAAGTCCTGTCACCTAAAGAAGACACGCTAGACTTAGATGCTTTCTACAGCCAGTTTGACGATATTACCTTGCAGTCTGCTGAGGAAGCTGCTTTGTATCGCATGGAGCAAGGCATCAAGAGATCTATGCCAGATCCTTTTGGTGATACCCCTGAGCAGAAGGAGACGTATGATGTACAGACTACTGATACTGACAGTAGTAGCGCTGCTGGGGTGCAGCCTCTTGGTGGGAAAGTTAATACCGTTGACACTACGTCAACGTCTGATGTCTCTTTAGATGAGTTTATGCAGAAGCAAATAGCTCAGCATGAAGGTAAGAGAAACTACCCTTACAAAGACTCTGAGGGTAAATGGACTATTGGCATTGGTCACCTGATAGGTGATGGTAGCGATAAAGCCCTAGCCAAAAGTGGTTACTCTAAGTACAGCAAAGACAACCCTATGCCAGACGAAAAGGTAAGTGAGCTGTTTAATAAAGACTTAGAGAAGCACAGAAAGATTGCTGAGTCTTATCCTTTCTATGACAAGATGAATGAAGAAGGCAAGAAGGCTATCATTGATCTTACGTTTAACATGGGTGATTTCTACAACAAGAAGAAACCTGATGGTACTTACATGTGGGAGAACCTAAGAAAGCAGCTTAACAATGGTGAGTGGGACGCAGCAGCTGACAACCTAGCGTCTTCTCTTTATGCAAGGCAGGTAGGTAATCGTGCTGTTACTGTTACTAATCAGTTAAGAAAAGCTGGAGAGTAACCCATGCTAGGACTTCCCCTTGAACTTATCACTATGCTTGGCTCCACTGTTCTCGGTGGTGTCATGTCTATCTGGGGGCAAAGCATTAAAGCTAAAGAAGCCCAGCAGAAGATGCTCATGGAACGTGCTAACTTTAATGCACAGCAAGTAAACACTGCACGTGAAGCAGGCGCTAAAGACAAACACTTTGCTTGGACACGCAGGCTTATTGCTTTGTCTGCAGTGTTCTCCATTATTGTCTTGCCTAAGCTAGTCGCTGTATGGTATCCTGAAGTTGGTGTGTATGTAGGGTACAGCGAAATCCAGAAGGGTTTCTTGAGTGGCATCTTTGGCGGTGACGTAGAGATGGTTAAGTGGAAGTACGCACAAGGCTTTGTAATTACCCCCCTAGATACACATATCGTATCCGCCATTGTAGGACTCTACTTTGGTGCAGGCTTTACTAAATAAGGTATAATAAAATGGCAGCTAACGTAACGGACTTTATGTCTGGGCCTATCCCTGGTCAATCTCTTGCAGACACACCCGGTAACTATCCCTGGGAGAAACCACCAGAGATGGTAGAGGTAGAAGATGTAATTAAGTTCTACATTAATAAGCTAGCAAATCAGGATATCATGGATGATCTAGCTGTTGTGTTTGAAGCTGATATGCCTATCTCTAGCTTCGTTAAGAGCTTGACTACTAGCGGTACTATGTTCGGCAAACATACACTGGATGCTGGATCTCTTGCTGGTCCTGCTATTCATGCCTTCCTGAAAGCGGCTATGACTAGCTACGGTATTGAAGCACGTGATGAGCCTTATGATCCTAACAAAGATCCGACTGAGAAAGAGAAGCGCAGGCTACAGCTAAGCATTGAGCTAGCTATCGCTGATGCTGAGAGTAAAGGTAAGACTGCAGAGAATGATCCTGGTGTAGCCTTGCTCAAAGAGATGCAGTCTGAAGAAGCACCTATGGAAGAAGAAGAAGGTGCAGAGATGTTAACTGAAGAAGAACCCCAAGAAGAAGCTCAGCCTGCCCCTCGTAGCATGGGCTTAATGTCTAAGGAGATGTAAGATGAGTTTTGATTGGCAAGCGTTTGCTACTGGGTTTCTTGAGACCACAGCTGACATTATTAAAGAACGTAAACAAGAAGCAAGCAAGTATGAAGAGCGCCAGCGTCAGCTAGCTGAGCGTAACATGAGTGTTATCTCTAAGCGTCGTGCTGTAGCTAACCAAGTTATTAGCTTGACTAATATGCTGCGTGACAACGGTGCTAGCCCTGCTGTAATCCAAGCTGCTGTAGCTGCTGGACCTAAGGCTGTAGCTGACCTTGCAGCTAAAGTAGAGCAGACTGCACAGCAGTACGGACGTAAACTTTCTAGTGATGATATCGAAACTCTGGTACGTATCCCTGAAGGGTTTAGCGCTATTGATATGGACACTGAAGAGTTCGTCAAGAAGACATACGGCTTAGGTTATGCAGGTGCTGGCGTAACTGAAGTTAAACCTGAGCGTACATTTATGGATCGCTTGACTGGCCGTAAGTATAAAGACATGGCTAGATACAGGCTAGACTCTGAGGTTATGGATGGTGGCTTGACTGCATATGACATAAACCAGATGGCAGCACAGTCAGACTACGAAAGCCTTGTGCCTGGTACATTCATTACGTTCACGGATGCTAAAGTGTTTAACCCTGCTACAGACATGGGTAATTTTACACGCACCTTCTCTAACTTGGTTCAAGACGTAGAAGATTCTGCTACGTTTAAGTCTATTGAAAGTACTAGACGCCAAGTTGCAATGGATGTAACCATATCAGAAGAAGATCGTAAGGATACGTTGAAGAAACTAGATGATCAACGTAGAAACCTATACCTGCGTACAGTATCGCCAACTATTGAAGCTATGGTTAGTACGTATGGTGATAGCTTTATTGATGCTACAGAAGGTTACTTGCGTGGTTACTTAGGTGATGAATACGTAAACAGACTTTCTTCTCGTACATCTGATGAGGAGGAACCTGAAGTACAACGAGTAAATGTACAGACTGAAGCTATTCTGGATGAAGGCATCACTGGTATGGGTGAACCATCTACTGCAGCAGCAGGTGACACTGCAGAAGAAGGACCGTCTGGGCCTAGGACTGAAATGCCTGAAGTAAGACAGCTAAACATTGAAGACTACCCTGATCAGGAAGCAATGCTTAAACAATACGGTACTGACTTAATGCAGTACATGAAA